AATTCTGTGATGCGTAACTTGGCAGATTTGCGCACTGGCGTTCAGGGCTACCAGACCCTGCGCTTCAGCACGCTGAAGACTGCGGATTACACCAGCGCCTGGACTGAACCCGATACCGGCACAGTCGCCACGACTGCTGCTGATCCGTTGTTCAAGGAAGTTCCCCTGGCACCGGTTCCATGTTTGCCAAAAACCGAAGTCAGTCAGCAACTGATTCTTCAATCGGACTCTGGATTTAACGTCGAAATGGAAGTCATCGACCACTTGCAGCGCCAGCTTTTGCGCAACCTTGAATGGGGCTACATCGGCGGCACCGGCACGAATGCACCGACGGGCATCTTTACCGTCAAGGCGTCCACTGGTGTAACGACTGACATCAACATCACCACTGCGACGAGCACTGGTACTACCCGCGCCCTGGCAATCACTGCCGGTGCAACGGTTGCCAAGCTCCTCGAAATGCGCTATACGAAGTTGCCTGCAGCGTATTGGGGATCTTCTGCTTGGATCCTTCCGCAGGACACGTACGCAGCAATTTCTGGACTGCTGGTCAATTCGGTTCCGATCTTTGTCCCAAGTTCGGACTACCAAGTGCTGCAGAACGCTGCGCCGTTTACGCTCATGGGCCTCCCGGTCTACGTAACTGAGTACCTCCCAGCGCACGTTGCAACCGCCAGCACTGGCAAGAACTGCATCGCAGTCTTGGGCAACATCTCCGAAGCATTCGCAATCCGCGAATGGGGCGGCATGTCCATCACCCGCGACGAGTTCTCCCTGTCCGGTACTGCGCGTATCCGTTACCAAGGCATGCAGTTTGCCAACTCCAATTTCACCCGCGTCAACGCGCTGGTGCAGTTGCAAGTGACGAACGCCTGATTCTGATCCTCTCATCCTTCGGGTGGGTGGGGCTTCGGCTCCACCCCCCCGTTGCGAGGAACCATGGCTCTAGACCTAGCAAAGTTCAGAAGTTTTGCCCGCATCCCGCACAACGAGGATGATCCGGCTATTGCGATTTGTTGGGCAGGAGCAGTTCGTGAACTAGAGGAGCGCACCGGGTGGTGCGTGGAGAGTGTCACCCGAACGCAGTGGGTGCCCTCAGCGCCCGTCACGATCTACGGCGGTCTGTACCTCAAGTTGGATCGGCAAGGCGACCTAGCCGGCACTACGGCGCTTTATAGCGATAGTGCGACAGTGCCCCTAACCGGCACATGTGCCAAGATCATGATCAACGGTTTGATCTACGTTGATATGGAAATTGATGCTCTAACCTACCCGGTCACCCTCACCGTAACAGCCGGCAACGCCGCCCTGAACCCGCTGCTTGAGCTGGCGCTACTAAACCGCGTCGCGCAGAAGGTTGCGGAACGCGGCGATGACACCAGGGCGCTGGACTCGACCTACTGGGATCGGATCACCGGCATGATGGGTAAGGGGATTGGTTAATGTCAATGGGCCACGTTCCATCCGGAATGATGCGCCTCGTAATGACGGCGCAGAATCCAGTACGCACGGTTGATGCATTTGGCCAGGCGTCTGAGTCCTGGTTGTCATTCGCGACCCTGCCAGTACACGTGGAACTTGCCAACACTTCGGACACCATGGACGATGGCGGCCCAGCGACGCGCACGGATTGGCGCATCCTTGCCGCTTGGCATCCGATGATGTCCAACCGCAGCCGGTTGCTGTGGTACGACAATGGCACCGAGCGCACGTTTACCGTGCGCGCCTGCTGGGATCGCGACCAACGCCGGCGGCGCCTTGAGATTGAAGCGTCGGAGGTGACGCCATGACCGTAGTCAAAGTCACCGTTGACACCAAGGAAGTGCGCGACACCCTGCGCCGGCTGTCTCCGCGCCTGAATGAGTCCGTGCGCAAGAAGGCGATCCGCAAGGCCGCGAAGCCGTTTACCGCAGCGCTGAAAGCACTCTGGATCAGCGCACCGTACAAGGGCAAGAACCCGCACCGTAAGGCAATCGCCGCGGCGACAAAACTAAACTCACCGAAGCGCATGGGCGGCGAAGGCTCCCCGATCCGCGTTGAACTCGGCATCATCCTTGGCAAGAAGGGCGGCGCCAGGGCAAAGGGCATGCAGTACGTCTACCCCTGGCTAGAGAACGGATTCAAGCACAAGGCATCGGGCAAGTTTATTCCGGGCTCGCACCGCAGCTTGGCTTGGAGCAAAGCAAACGTCAGTGCGTTCATGCAGTCGATTGCTACGGAGATACTTGTTGAGGCTCGCAAGATCCTAGGAGCCGCAAATGTCGCTTGAAGCCATCCATAAAGCCATCTACGCAGCGCTGCAAAGCAAGCACGATGCATACGTGGGCATCCGCGTTGCATCGATGGCTACCCCGTGTTACGTCTACGAGATCACCGGCGCAGCACTTGATTTCGGCATGGGTGGAATTGCTGCCAAGAATCACTGGACAATCTCAGTAGAAGTGCAAGCAATTGGTGACAACATCGAAGACGTCACGGGCCTAGTCGATGACGTTGCCGCCACATTTACGGGCACATACAACGACGTAACCAACCTGTGCAGCATGGTGCTCTCAGAATTTAGCGTGGCGTTCTCTGTCGAGCCGCTTGATGACGGCCGCGAGGACGCAGCGCGTATCGGAACAATCTCACTCACCCTACTTGTCCAGGAGGACTAATCATGGCAATCATCGCAGGCTACGGCGGAACATTTACCCTCGCATTTCAAGGCGCAGGCGCGGCATCGTTCCCCGCTAAAAACATCACTATCTCCATTGCACGGAGTAGTCTTGATGTAACCACCATCGCTGACTTCCGTGAAAAGCGCGCACCTGGTCGATTCTCGCGTACCGCCACGTTTGACATCATGGCGAGTGACTCGACAACGGACAACGTGATCCGGACTCACATGAACCCGACAACCCTTGGCGCTGCAACCATTGTCAGCGTTGCTCTGTCGTTCACCGACCAGGGATCGATTGCCTACACAATGACCGGACACCTGACCAGCGCCACGCGCACAGATGACGGCACCGGCCCGGGAATGTGGTCTCTTACCCTTGAGGAAGCCTGATGCCATTTGACTTGTCTCAACTGATTGCCAAGCCGCGCACAGTAAACGTGCCTGGCGTTGGCGTTGTGATGGTGCGCGAGCCGACCATGGCGGATTATGCTCGCGCACCGGCTGACCCGTACTGGTGGGGCGCTTGCATCACTTGCACCGATGGCAGTCCGTTCGTCCTCAATCACGCCGAACTAGGAAACATCCGAGCAGAACTCTGCTCGGCTCTGCTGGAGGAGATCAATAAACCAACGCGCCCTACTCAAGCGCCGAGCGCAGGCTCTGGCGCATTGCAGATGGGGAACGAAGGATGATGATGCCCGCAGGCATTGCTGCAACTGAACTGACCACCCTTGAGCGGTGCGAGTGGTTGCTTACGGCCTTGGTAGTGAACACATTGCAGCAACCGCCGCAGCGCTGCATCCCTTGGCTAAAGAAGGAACACTATGGCAGATAAATCCATGAAGGCTGTCATCCGCGCCGAAGTTGACCCGTCGGGCGTCATCAAGGGTGTGGCTGCAACCAACCGCGAGCTGCAGAAGTTAAACAGCAAGACCAGTGCCATAGCCATTGGTGCATCGTTCAACATGGCACAGCAGGGCTTCCAAATCCTGATGCGTGCGTTCCAAATGATTGACCGCCGAATGCAAGAGATCACCGCGCTTAGTTCGCGGTTCTCGCCCGAAGCCCAGCGCGGAATCATGGAAACGACCATGGCGAAGATCAACGACGAGATCAAGTACGCCAAGGCATTCGGGCCCGACGTAGCCGGTGCAGAGCGTGCGAAACGCTCTGGGATGGAAGCACGAACCGCTGCAGACTTGGCATCCGCTGGCAGTGGGCAGTTGGCGTTCACGGAATCGATGAAACAGTCTGGCATGACTTTGTTCAACAAAATGATTGATGGCGTAATGATGACATTTACTGACCCAGCAAAGCAGTTCAGCAGGGAGAACATGTCGAGCGTATTTAGCAACTTTGGTTTAGGTCTAGGCACATCCGGAAAAGAGGCAACCAGGGGAATGAGCGACGCACCACGCCGTGACGAACAAGTGTTGATTGAAATCAATAGAACTCTAAAGGGCGGATCCTAATGGGTAGTTTCAGCACCATCGAATTGGCAGGCAGTCGGTCTTACGAACTCGGCTCAATCCCGGGCGAGTCATCGATGCAGATCGTTTACCTGGTGAAGTGGACTGCAGCAACAACTGAAGTTCCCACCGAAGCGCAGATCCTTGCAGCCTGCCCAGCGCCAAACACCCGCATTGATTCCGGTATCTACAGCGGTAATTCGTACCTAAAGACCATGGTGATTCGCACCGTGGACATTCAACCGATCCGCGAGCAGGCTTACCACTTCCGCGTGACTGTCCGGGCCAGCACCCGGCACTGGGGATTCTCAGATCAGAACGATTTCTGCCAGTGCACCCGCGCTACGGTTGTGCGCTCCACATCGCTTTACCGCAAGGGCGCTTCACTCCCGACCGACGGTACTGTGACCTTTTCGGGAGCCGGTGACATTGGCGGCACCAAGGTAGACAGTAACGGCAAGGCAAAAGCCTATGACGTTCCACAGCAATTGGTAACCATTGAAATTCAGTATGACCGCACGCTTCCTTCGGGCAGTCCCGCAGCGGAGCCGTTGTGGTCAACCTATACGTCTTACGTCGGTACGCGCAATGATGCCACGTTCCTTGGCGCTCCCAAAGGCACGCTGCTGTACCAAGGTTTCCAGACAGCACCGATTGACAGCAATTACTACCGAACTTCCCACACGTTTCTGTATGACGCTTGGTACCACCTTGAGCAGATTCCGGCGCCTAATCCAACCGGCGAACCAATCTTGGTTGCCGGCGTGACTATCGGCGGTTTTCCAATCCTGCAAGTGGACAAGGTTGTGTATTTACAGAAGTATGACACCTTTACTAATTTCAACAACATTGTGACTGCCGCACAATTGGCCGCACTGACCGCACCCCAACCGGTGGCGATCGCCTAATGGCAATCCATAACCCTGTCTTCACGTCGAACCTGTATGGCGGCCTTAGCCGGCACGCCATGAACAGTTTCGCGCAGGCAGTACGCCAGGTGAACGCCAACTCTGAGGGCGTGAGGTTCAGCCAGGCTCAGGTGTTTGAACGTGCGCCCACCAAATCTGTCCTGGTAAGCCTTGACTCTGCCACGGCGATATCAGGTGCTGCTAACCGATGGACGTACGCCGTCAAGATATGGTTCCCAACTCCCGTGACAGGTACAGGGATCACGGTTCCAACCAATGACAAAAGCGGGACGTACGCCGCGGCAATCAACCTCCGCGAGTGGCACAACACATCCACGCTTGTTGACGGCATGAACATTTCAATAGCACCAGCTGCGACTGTGGGCCCGGTCGGTTCAATTTATGACTCGGGCACAAGTTCATGGCCGACGGGACAACTTTCCGCGAAGGTGGAATTACACGTGTGCTATGACAGCAGCGGCGCCGTCTTTGCCTACTTTGACCGACCAAACCCATTGAGGTGCACCTGATGCCAAACCTAGACCTAGCGCTTTCGTATCCGTCCGTAGTCATCGTCCCTGGCGAAGAGTGGTCACTTGCCGGAACAGTCCAGGTGGAAGGCACCTCGACCGCGCAGAACCTGACCGGCTACACGGTCAAGGGCAACGTGCAAATTGGATCGACTAACACGCTGAACACCGGCACGTACGCCGTAGTGGTTGCCGCGTCAGGCACGTTCACCTGGACGCTATCGATGGCGCAAACTGCCGCGTACGCGTCCAACTCATGGGGCACGATCGTCCTGTACCTCGACCACGCTAGTACCGATTCGCTGCACATTGCGACGATCGGCTTTCGCACCTCAGCGGAGACCATCTGATGTACACCTCAATGTTTCGCAAGGCGATGCTCGGCGACACGGCGCTACTCGCGCTCGACTTCACCGCTGGCACTGTGCCGACAGCCGTGACGTTCACACGCGCAGACACCACGGCGCGGGCGACCTACATCGATGCCAGTGGGTACGTGAAGACTGTGACGGCCGCTGGCGATGCGCGATTTGATTACGTGGGCGGCGTGGCGAAGGGTTTGCTAATTGAGTCGAGTGCGACAAATCTTGTCGTTCAAGGTCGATATTGTTATGACGGCGGAAACCTATGGGGTGCTAATGCAAACATCAATGTCAATTCAATAGGCGGAACCGCAGGAACTCCAATAGCAAGAATTAACGGCCCAGACAATGGGACGCTGACGGGTACCAGTATTACAAAAAACGCAGGTCCTCAGTATGAACGGCTCTTTACAAACGTAACAGTAACTGCGTCTACGCAATACACCTACAGTATGTGGGTGCGCGCTGGCACTAATGGCGCAACGTACTTTCGATTGGCTCCTTTTAACGGTGGTTCAGCGCTTACCACTGTTGGTAGTTGCAGTGATTCGGGCGTGACAATTAATAACGCATCCGGGTTTGGATCGCAATTCTCTAATATTCCAAGTGATCGATGGGTGCGGGTGTCGGTTGTATTTACCACTGTCAGTGGTCAAACATCTGTGGTTCTTGCCGTGTACCCCAACGTCGATACAACCGCCGCAGTAGAAAATTACATTTGGGGCGCACAACTAGAACTCGGCGCTCAGGCAAGTTCTTCCATCCCGACTACTACAGCGTCACTCGCACGCCTTGCCGACGATGCCGTAATTCGCAGCACCGCTTGGACGGGTCTGTACGCGCAACCAGGTGCGATGGTGGTTGAGTTCTACCGCGGCGCGTACGGTGCTGGTGATCGTTCGATGATGTCCACCGATCCAACGGCCGCACGGCACTGGCACCTAAAGCAAGCGAACGCAAGCGCCACGGCGCAGATCGCTTTCAGTGCGGGTTCACCAGTAACGCAGACGGGACTAGTGAGCGGACTGAACAAAGTGGCGATCGCTTGGAACGCGCCAACCCCTACGGCATCGTTCGACCTGTGCGTGAACGGTGCTACGCCGACCTTCGGCGGCAGCAATGTGGGCACCACGCTCTCAACCTGGCTAACCCTTGGATCCCAATCGACCACCGGCGTAAGCGGCACAGGTGTTTGGGATGGCTACCTCAACAACTCAATTAAGAGCGTGAAGTACTACAGCGCCTTGACCTACGCAGAGATGATTGCGAAGACCACATGACGAATTACTACCTACGCACCACCACATTGGCGCAGATGAATACGGCACTCGCGCTGATCCCGGAGCCGCGCTACATCGACATGATCGGCACCATCGGTGCTGTCCTCGATGCAGACGGCGTGGAGATCACTCCGGCAGATCTACGCATCCATGCCAACGTGCGGTGCGAGACGATCGCGCCCGCGCTCCTTGCCACGCTCCCGACTTGTCTACCAGCCACGCCGCGCAGGGAGTTTGTGTGATCCACCTAGCGCTGTTCATCATCTTGGTGCTCACCAGCGGCTGCGCCTCGCAGACTGCAATGATTTCGCAGGCAGCGACATCGAGCGCGGCTAGTGCAGCGCTGGCGCGTGCGTACCTGGTGCGGGCAAGCGCCGAACTCGACAGCATCGAGGCGCAAGCCAACGCAGTGCATGAAGCCATACCGTATGTCAGCGATGACACGCATCCGATCTTCAGTACGCTGACCTACATGAGCATCGGCGCATCGGTGCTCGTAGCCGGTGCACTGATCTATATGTACATACCACGGAGATAAGGAATGTTGACTACAACCCAATACACGATCTGGATGGTGGCGCTACTCGTAGTCACATTTGCGGGTGGATGCTCAGTCGGAAACACGTTTCGGAAGTTCAGACCAGTAGGAAAGAAGGCACGGAAATGATCTTTGCATCAATGGAATCGCTCATCGGTAGTCTTTGGTTCGGCATCATGCTTGGCGTGATCGGCGTAGTGGGCGGCTACATCTACTGCCGTCGGCAGGGTGGTAAGTGAGTAGACGGCGGTCATGTTGTTGCGGTGGCGGTGAAGGTGATGTGTGCTTCAAGTTCGCCGTAAACGCGAAGCATTTGCAGTATTGCACGCTCACGTGCGTGGTTATCCCTTGCGTGGTCTACCGGGATGAAAGTTGCCCGGCTTCGGATTCGTTTGGTGTTGCTAACACGTACACACGTGCGCTTGGGACATTACAACCGCAGCAATTCGTAGTGAGCCGCGCTGGCGAAACGTGCTCATGCGGCATTCCGTGCGTCTACACCTGGACGCCGCCGGAAACCTCATGGGATACGTCGATCTGTTTCAAGATGAACGGACTTGGCGGCCAGTGCTTTGGGTGTCCTGAGATCATTGACTCTAATCCGGTCGGAAGCATTAATGTCATTCTTGGCGGCCCATTAACCTGCCCGCAAGTCTGCGGATGTTGCGGCACCGGTACGCGGTTTGTTTCGATCGAGTACTCGCGGACGGTTCCCGAAGTCACAGTGCAAGGCGATTGCGGAAGCGTTGTCATTGGTGGATTGACTAGTGCTTGGACAACCAGTTACACGGCGCAGTACTGCTGGGACGTTTCCAATCCTTGCACCATGACGTTGTTCCGCATCTTTGCGGGCTCGAACGCCTACTTTGCGCCCTCTTACGGCCCGGACGCTTTCGCCGGTGACAACTGTGACTGCGGAACCAACACAAGCAACGGCTGCGATACCTCGACAAGCGGTTCAAACTGCTATCCAAACACGGGCGATTGGGCAACGCTTTACGCTGCCGCCGGATCGCCACCCGCCACCCTCAACTGCGGAAGTTGCAAATGCTGAACCACGAAGCTCGAAACCACATGGACGCAAGCAAGCACCAACCCGTCGGGCTTGGCGATACCGTTGCCGCAGTCACAACTGCCGCCGGGATCAAGCCTTGCGGCGGCTGCGCCAAGCGCAAGGCAGCGCTAAACAAGGCCACGCCAGGGTGGCTTTCCAGAATTCTGTTGCAAACTTCTC